CGTCCCCCTTGAGAATTTCCAGCAGTTTATCCTTATCCCGAAGCGACGAGGCTTGCGTGACGAATTCCATAATCTTCATGGCACGGGCGGGGTCTGCCATCGCAGGAGCCAAACCGGGCAACATCTGCACAATCGTTTCAAACTGCTCAGCCTGCGCGGTCGGGCTATCAATGCCCTCGTCAATGATAATATCAATGTCAATTTCAGCGACCGGGTTTTCAATGCCCGTGACCTGTTGCGCAATCGGCATTTGCGCCAGTGCCTCAAGGTAAGCCACAGCTTCAGGGTCCGCCTTAGCCATGTTGGCTTTGTCGATGCCCATTTTCTTCGCTTCAGCCTGTAATACCGTGATTGGCTGATTGATCCCCACAAACCGCAGGTTGCGGTCGTCATCCGTTACGCGAATCCAGCGTGGGCCATCCCAATACTGCTGCACCCTTGCCCATACCGAGCGATAGACCGACAGGCTCAGCGTCTTGATGCAATCCAGATAGGTCGCAAGTTCGGTCATCCCGCCTTGCTGTTGCGCCATGATAGCGCGGCCAGACAGATCGCGTTCGTTCTTACCGCCTAGCGCTGCATTAGGGCCGAGCAGGTCAATTTCAGCCTTGGCTTCCTGAAGCAATGCCAGGTTGCCGCTTGCCATGTCATTGGTTGGCAGAATTTCAACGTCGCCCTGCTCACCAATGAACACACCATCCGGTCGTGACAGTTCCTTGCGGACATCGCGCGGGTCTTGGGCCACGTTCGGGCTTACACGAATCTGCCGCTGCGTAATCAGGTGCAGCGCCTTTGACGAACGCTTGTTCACCTCATCTTGCGGGCCGATCATTGTGCGCACTTCGCCGTAGCGGTTGCCGTCACGGTCAACGTAAAGCGACACAGCCTTGATAGGGCATTCCGGTTCGCCATCGTGGCCCAAGTAAGGGCTTTGGGCAGGCTCGGTTACAAACCCGCCCTTGGTGAAGATGGCATAGCGCCAGCCGCTTTCAGCTTTCCAGTAGTGTTCGCACAGCCGCACCCGCTTGCGCTTGTGGTCAGCCCAAAGTCGCCATTTGGGCGTGTCGTCGTAGGTGTTGCTGTCTTGAGCATTGTTGACTGTGACTTCCAGAATGTCCTTGGCGTCAGGGAAGCGGGCAATAGCTTGGTCCAGGTCGAGCCAGACAACCTCACCCTTATAAGTCGCATCGGTAAAGTCGAACGCAACGCTGTGCGGGTCGTAGTAGAACCGATCCCACGCAACCCGCTTAATGTCAGGGTCAATGCCTTCCTTAGTCTGCTTTACACCAACCTTGATTGCGCAGGTGCCTTCAATCGCCAGTTCCTTGGCGGCTTGGCTGCGCACGTCATCCCAACGCGTAGTCTCGCACACAAACCGCAGTGCATCCGTTGCAGCGCGGGCCGCATCCTCGTCGTTCGGGTTACGCGGAAATGCGCGCGGGTCTTTGCGGGTCTGCTTTTCCAACCCCAACATCGCGTTAACTTTGCGCTTGATCCGGTTCTTGACGATGATCGGCTGGCCGCGCTTCTTTAGGGCCGCTTCCTCATCCGCCGTTAGCTGCTTTTCGTCAAAGTAATCCCGATCCCGCTCGGCCAGTTTGCGCGCGTCAAGCGTCATTTCTTCGGCAGATTCAAACTGCGTAACGAGGGTTGTCAGATCGTCTTCCACGATTGCTCCTCCTCGCTCTTGTCCGTTAACTTGGCCCATCTATCGCGCGGCCCCTTATTTTCTTTTACCCTGACAATCGCAGGGTGTGCTTGATCTATCGCCCGCCCGATCAGGCTTGAGCAGTCAACGTCATCGTCATGCTTGCCAGCGGGGAAGACCAAATGTTCCGAAATGTCAGCGCCCGGTTCAAAGAACACACGGCCCGTTGCGGCTAATGCCTGAAACGAACGCGCCCTAGTCGGCTTGTCCGCTACGCTAGGCAACCACTCCAACCGGCAATGCACATTGCGTTCCCGCATCCGCCGCCGCAGCATTGGCTCAATCGCCTTCTGAATAACCCCGCCCTCACCGAACCACGCCAGCGGCTTGTATTTGGCTATCAGGTCTAGCTTGGCTTCGATCCATTCATCAGACGCCGTTTGACCACGCCAGCCACCCACTCGGTAAGCATCACCCTTGCCATCAATGCCCCAGACGCGGTGGACAGTGTAGTCCCCGCCGCCATCCGTGACCGCATAGTCTGACGTTCCATAATACCTCAGTTCGGGGAGCGTTCCCCAAGTGTTGAACCATTCGCGCTTGAAGAACGTGCCTTCGTCCGGCTGCGGCTGCTGCTGGTACAGCGCCGACCATTCGCGCGGCCCGATGGTGGCTTTAATCCGGTTCAGCGCCTCTAGGTTATACCATTCGGGCCAGAGCGGCTCACCAACCTTGTTGATCGCGGGAAGCTCTAATACTTCCCATTGACCGGCTTCTTGCTCCAATATGCGCCCAGCTAGATCGTCTTCATGCCAGCGGGTCTGGATCAGGACAATCGCACCGCCTGGCATAAGCCGCGTGTAGAGCGTTGACCTATACCAATCCCACACCAGATCGCGGCGGCGTTCGCTGTCTGCCTCTTCACGGTCCTTAAACGGGTCGTCAATCAAAGCAATGTGCGCGCCGCGTCCTGTTACCGCAGTCCCCACACCGGCAGCAACGTAAGCCCCCTTGTGGTTCGTATTCATCCGGTTTGCAGCTTGGCTATCAGGCGCAAGGCTCACATTGGGAAACACCTGCCCAAATTCAGGCTCTGCAACCAGATTGCGAACGTTACGCCCAAAGTCATTAGCAAGGTCGCTGTTGTAACTCGCGGCGATGATCTGGCGCTTAGGGTCTCTTCCAAGGCACCATGCCGGAAACCGCTTCGACGCTAGTTCAGACTTACCATGACGCGGCGGCATAAAGATCATCAAGCGGTCAATATCGCCCCGCTCTACAGCCTCCAACCTATCGCAAATACGCTCATGATGCCCAGCCCTGACGTAAAGCGGGTTTGTGTATTCAGTGAACCGAAGAAGCGACCTCTGCGCCAGTGTCGCCCGAACGGCGCTCAGACTTGGCAAGGAGCTGCTCAAGCTGCTCAAGCTCTCCGGTGTTAAGGCTGCTAAGGTCATGCTTGTGCGTTACCTCAGTTTTGTTCGTAATGGAAAGCTTGTCGCTGTAACGCTGTGACCATTTCCCAATCAGGCGAATGCGCGTGTCAATCCGAATGCGCTTGTCAGTCGCCGCAACAGCATCAACCGAAGGTTCGTCTGCAATCTCGATGCATTCATCCGCCAAAGCATCGCAACCAAGTTCACGCGCGTGCGCGGAATGCGCCATTGCTTCTTCGCTCTTTGCAATCCAACGCCTAACCGAGCTTTCAGGCTTACCCATTTCCCGACAGATTGCGCGAAGGCTCTTACCCTCTGCTAGCTTGTCACAGATGCCAGTGATCTCATCATCGGTCATTGCGGGACCTTTCGGAGTTTACCCCGCTCATCGCCATGCTTGACCCCTCTAAAAGCGGGCCGCGCGTTTGCTTCATGGTGGGCGGGGATGGCCCATTGCTGAGCCTTATTCTAGCGGCAATTCGCCATGTTCTGCTTTGGATTGCACAACGGGGTAAAAACGTCAAGAGCCTATTGCAGTTGCCAAGTTGTCCCCAGCCTCCTGAATGAACTTCATGCCGTCCTTTAGCCAGCCGCGCTTAGGCTTGCCATCCGAAGTGGTGCCGCCCCGGCTAGTTGCCCACTGGCTTATCGTAACGTCATCAACCGCAACCGCCCGCGCAATGTCCCGTAGATTGCCCAGCGCGGCCTCTAGGCGCTGCATCTCGATTGCTGTGCGTATCATGTTGGGGGCGAGCCCTACATCGCCCCCACCGAGCGCGCCACGCATCATCTTGCCTACGCTGTCTTCGATCAGGCTGCGCTCTTCGGCAATGGCTACGTCACGATAGCGGGCGAGGCCATTGAACTGGCGCGGGGTTAGCTTTTTGCACTGTGCCATGGTGTCGATAACGGGAATCTTGCGGTAAGCCATGCCGACGCGGTGAAAGGCATTGTGCGTCTGTTGCTCCGGTGTCGGCTCGGCAATAACAATCGGCTTTGCCTTGGGTGGTTTGCGCTTAGCCATCAACGTTCCCCTCTGCGAACAGCGTTGATACACCCCCGCGCTGGAATTTGGCAACCAGGTCTTGAAGGCGGGCTATCTCGGCTTTGAGTTCGGCAATTTCATCGCTGTCATCACTCATCACTTGGCCTCCGGTGGTGGGGGAAGGGGCATCCAGTGGGTTGGGTGCGAGGGTGTGCTGGCGTAGCCGGTGGACCAATCATCATAATCATTCTCAAGCCAAAGCGGCTCGCCATCTTCGTCGTTCTGGTCTGTCCGAAATGACCCTATGATCGCACTTCCCGGCCCCGGAAAACTGTGTTTCTGCCAAAGCAACACAAGCGTTCCATCCCTCGGTGCAGTCTCAATCGGTTGCCATTCCATCACTTCATCTCCTTAGCCATATACCGTGCAGGGAGTTCGCCAGAGGACAGCATCTCTAGCACGATTGTCGCAGGGCCGCTTACCTTGCAATCACCCGTTTCCCAGCGGCGGATGGTGCGAATGTCGCTGATCCCCAGCAATGCAGCTAGGCCAGTCTGTGATAGACCGGCCTGCTTGCG